AATTAGCCAGAACCAGACCCCTCTTAAGAGAAAGTCCTGAACGGGCGTGTAATCTAATAGAATATGTGTATAAAGGTGGTGCTGATGATCCATACTGAGAGGGTTCAATCTTCATAATCAATCCAGTTGGAAGCAATAGCCTGTCGCCAGGATAAATTGCTACTGAACGATTAGAATGATTTAGATTTCTAACAACCTGAACGTTATTAATATCATAACCGCTAACAATAAAACCACTAGGGCAAAAAGTCAAATCAAAACAAGTAGACATTGATGTTCCATAAGAAGGAATCTCAACGTCTGGATTCAGACGCTTAAAAGTCAATATGTTCATAACAACCTCAATAATTATTCAGTTTTCTGCTGGGGTTTACCCTTTCTGCCAATATTATATTTTGTGACAAGCTGGTAACTATTCTTGTCCTTGAAAGCAAGGATTTTGATTTGAGAAAGAGGTGCTCTAGGCTCCTTGATCTTATCTGGGTTTACAACCTTGATAAGACTCCACTCTTCAAGAAGATTGATAATAGCATTTCTTCTGGCATAGTCATTTTCGACTATGCTTGATGGCTTACCATCCAGAGCGAAGAGTTCCTTAAAATGCACAATGTAATATTTGCCTTGCTTGTGAAGAATATGGCAAGACTGATATAACACATTTTCTTTCTTTGCTGCGACGCCAATACGTGTTAGCGTTTCACGAACTTTAAGAAAATCATCTTTTTCAGCAAGAGTCACTTCAACCAAATTTTCAACACTCATTTCATTCACCCGTATTCGTTCTAATTTTAATAGTGTCGATTTGTTCGCGGGTCAATAACTTAATAGCTTCTCTTGCTCGTCTGGCAGAATAGCCAAAAAATAATTTAACTGCTTCCAAATCACTTTCTTTAGGAGCTTTGTACCATTTAGCAAATGGTCTTTTCATTCCCCGTACACTATTTATAAAGTAGTCGTATTGAGCTTTCTTGTGTAGTTGAAAATTCATGTTCATGTTATTGGCATACATGATACAATCTACATGGTGTGAAATTGCCTGATTTGTGACGTAAGGCACATAATCTTTAGCTTCCTCATCATCATTAATGACAGATTTCTTAGTCTGTAGAATACTTGGAATAATTTCCTTGAATAAATCAGGCATTCTCCACCTCACACTCAATCATTATGTTTTTCATATCAAACTCCATAATTTATTATAAATAAAAGTGTCTGTCGCGATACTTGTAATATCCACAGACTCTAGTCCTATTACACAGGAGTCCAGCAATGAATATTTATTATATCTACGCATACATTCGTAAATCCGAAGGAACACCATACTATATCGGTAAGGGTAAAAACAATAGAGCTTGGTGTAAGCATAAAACAGTCAAAGTTCCAAAAGATAAAAGTAAAATTATAATAATGGAATCTAACTTAACTGAGATTGGGGCACTAGCTCTAGAGAGAAGATACATCAAATGGTATGGTAAAAAATGTGATGGTAGTGGCATACTTTTAAACTTAACTGATGGTGGCGAGGGAACAAGTGGAACTAAAAAGAATCTTTTTGGATCTAAAAATCCCATGCACGGTAGAAAACATTCTGATGAGACTAAAAGAAAAATAGCTGAAAAGGCTAAAGGTCGTATGAGTCCCAGAAAAAATGTTAAACTGTCTGATCATACTAAATCACTATTAAGTCAAAGCAAAAAAGGAAAATACACTGGAGAAAATAATCCAATGTATAGGAAATTTCACTCCCAGGAAACCAAAAATAAAATTAGTGATTCTCATAAGAATGGGAAGTTTGCTGGTAAAAATAATCCAATGTATGGGTCCTCATATATTTGGGTCAATAATGGCTTAAAAAATATTAGATTAAATCTACAACAACAAATTCCAGAAGGTTTTATTAAAGGAATGATAAAATCTAATCCAAAACAGACGTCTCTATCATTAACTCAGTTAAAAATGCCAAAAGATTGATTTCTTGATCGGCTACGAATGCTGCTTGGTATTGATACTTGGAGAGCAACAATACAGCAGAAGGAATTGACTCTTTCTTTAGAATTTCATAAAGATTATCATAGATTTCACGATAAACCAGATTCACATCGTTATCTGAATTGTTCGCGACCCACTTACGAATTTCACTGAAATTCTTGTCGGCTATAAGTTTTACAACTTCTTTGATCTTTAGATTGGTGTCTGCGGCCAGAATACCAGTATCAATCTTACCGAGTGTCGAATATCTCTGCATTTCATTTAGAGTACGGCGATAGTCGGGGAAAAACTTAGTTATCAGTTCAGCAACAACTCTTTGATCGTATTCAACTTTCTCGCCCTTAAGAATCGCCTCAATTCTCTTCATAAAAGCAGTTGCCGTCTTTGCCTTCTCGCCATTCTTTAGCTTGAAGTCAATAACAGCACAACGAGAATGTAGTGGTTCGATGATACGATTCTTAAAGTTACAGGTAAAGATAAAGGAACAGTTACCCGAAAACTCTTCAATAACACCACGAAAAGCTGGTTGAGTTGAATTTGGATTCAAATAATCAGCCTCATCAATAATGATGACCTTGCGGCCACCCATCAAAGATACAGAGGATGCGAAACCCTTAATCTTGATTCTTAGAGTATCAATACCCGATTCATCAGAACCGTTAATCATGATATAATCAGCACCAACCTCTTCACACATGGCACGTGCTACTGTTGTCTTACCGACACCAGCCGTACCAGCAAGAATCATATTGGGAATTTCCTTCCTATTAACATATTCCTGAAATGGCTTCTTCAAGCGTTCAGGAAGAACACAATCTTCAATAGTCTTTGGGCGATACTTCTCGCACCAGAGGGCATTAGTATCAACATCTATCATATCAAATTCCTCATTATATAAATAAAAAGTCGGGATATGAAACTTTCGCAGAGAATCATATCCCTAAACATAACAACCTTTAGTGGAGGATATCATGTCTAGTAGTATATATTTAATTACCAATAAAATCAATTCTAAAATATACATTGGTAAAACAAACAAATCTATCCAAGAACGATTTGGTTAGCATTGTTATAATTCAATAACAAGAAAACAAAACACTTATCTCTATAGAGCCATCAGAAAATATGGGGTTGAAAACTTCACTATCTATCTTTTAGAAGAAACAACCCCAAATCTATTAAATGAAAAGGAAATATATTGGATATCCAAATTAAATCCAGATTACAATATGACCAAAGGTGGAGACGGAGGCGACACCTCAAATTCCCCAAATTTTAAACAAGCAATGATTCTTTCGCACAAAAAAAGAAAACCTAAAGATTATGCTTCTTACGGTATGCTTGGTAAAAAACAATCAAAAAAATTTTTAGAGTCTATAAAAAAATCAAATTGTTGTCCTGTGGTTTGCGAAGGCGTCACATATTCTTCTGTGGGAGAAGCCCAAGAAAAATATCCTGGGATAAACATTAGAAAAAGATTAGACAATCTAAGATATCCAAATTTCTATAGATTAAGACCTAGAACTAGAAGAAAATAATTATTTTATGGCTTTGGCGTATCAAACACCGTGTCATATGTTTCAACGAAATCATTGTTTTCGGCAACGACTTCATGAATGTTACGCTTATAATAAGCCTTCGCGAGTCTACGAGAAACCTTTGGTGGAATCTCATACTGATCCTTAAGATCTGTATAAATTTCCTTAATGAGATCCTTTTCAGCAGCAACCCGAGTCATTGAGTTGCTCACCTCATCAAACTTGTTCTTGATTTCCTTAAGTTGTGTAGCAGTAAACTTCTGAATCATAATTTAGTCTCTCTTTTCAAAGGTAGAGGACGCCTGTTCAATGGCTATCCAATAAGTAACATTCTTTGTTGTATGAGTGAACTTACTCACACCAGCAGAAGAAATTTCAACAACATAAGCACCAGAAAGAATCTTGAGATTTTCAACCTTCAAGACAGCCTGAAAGGCATTCTTAGCAGTTCCATCAACATTAACAGTAGCGTCGTCAACAATTCCACCCTTCACATCCATCGCACAGATGTTAATATCACCACCATCGCTCTTGATGACAATATTTGGACACTTGAGAACAGCCGCCATACTGAAAATCCACGAAAGGACTTCTGCCGTAAGATTAAACTTCACATCATATGATGGAATATTAATACTCTTATTTGGCGGCGATAGAATCAAAGTTGGCTCTGTATATCGTACACGAATCTTACCAACAGAATTAAAGACAAGAAATTCCTTTTCAAACTCAACTTCGGGTGAATTCTTATCGACAACACTCAAAACCTTATTAAGATCATACACTCCAAATTCATTAGGAAATGTTTCTTCGACACTAGCTTCGGCAAGAATTGCCTTATTTGCCGAAATGGTTCTAAGAGTTGTTCCAGGCTTAACAACAATGCCACCATTAATACTAGCAAAGTTCTTAAGAACAATTAACGTATTCTCACTCAATTTCATAATATTCTCCAATAACAAACAAGATATAATTATACACCAAACTCAGCTTAAAAGCAACTGAACTTTCTCTTCTAGCTCCTGTAATGTTCCATCATTACGAATTATACCGTCTTCTGGCATACCACACCACGCCCACTCACTGTAATGAATATCTGGGTAACGATTCATACGCTCTATTGAGCCAGAATAATTGTGTAGGCTGTTGGTATGTACAGCATCTGGAAACCAGATTGGAAGAGGTCCACGTTGGACTCTGTAAACCTTGCCGCCAGAAGATCTAATTGCTTTAATTTCATTAGGAAAACGAACATCAGCAATTACATAATTCTTGATGGGATTATTTAAAATTCTACGATGTAAAGCAATGATCCATAGATCAGGATGAAACACATCCCGACCAGCTTCGGTTCCCATTAATTGAAGAGCTAATCGTGGAGACATTGGAGTTCCAAATTGTGCGGACCACCAAGGATCTTCTTCTTCTCTCCACTTTCTAGATTCTGGAGTTGCTCCTTCCATCATATCGCGGTCCCATCCAAATATAACAGAAACCGCGTCTTTGACACTATTCGCAAAACTTTCTTTTATAAAGCCATGCTTCTTAACCAAAATATCAGCAGTTGTTCCTTTACCACCACCAATCCAACCAACTAATCCAATAATCATAAAATCCTCTTCACTTATGTGCGTAATAACTCGCTATAGCATTCCTAATTCTGAAATTAGATTGAAGCAAATTAGCATGACAAAAAATAATATTATACTGACTATCGTATTGAAAATCGCGGGCTATAGGTAAAAACGATCTATCGTACATGTACTTAACAACATCTGTTGCTAATTTCTGATTTTTCCAAAAAGGAAAATCTTCAACCTCAATAAAAGCCAGATCAGTATTTTTCAATACATTCTGCGCTCCTTGTAAAACATCGAAAGCTGTTCCCTCAACATCAATCCACATCGCAAATTTCTTATCCAAATAAGTATCTGAAAACATGTTGTCAATAGTATCAACATCCACAACAACATTTTCATATTCGATACTCTGTAATGTTCTTTCCAGAACAGAGTTGTTTCCTCTTATCGGAGGAACACTATCGCCGTTAACGGATTTTTGAATTTTGAATTCAACTTTTCCAGTATAAGATCCAACCGCTTTATTCTGGTATGAAACATTACTATGTTGCGACATAAGATTATAGAAATGTTTATACGTATGAGGATTGGCTTCAAATGCGTGAAAAGAACACGATGGAATTACCGTTGATAAACTTCTAGAAAAGTGAGCATCCATTGCTCCGATTTCTAAGAAGTAACTGGGTTTGATAATATCGACTAAATTTCCAAATAGAGCGGTTGATTCTATAGCAGAATTTTGTCTATCTTTTTCAATAGAAGAATCAACAACTCTGCTATTCATCATTAGCATCAATTCATAAACTAATGAATTCATACGATGTTTACAAAGAACCTACATTATTTGCCACGGCTGGCATATCACCAGTAAATGAGTACATTCCGACATGATGTGTCTTCATCCAAGGACATAGCCAGATTTCTCCACCCATGTTTCTCCACCACTGACAGAACATATAATCTTCTGATAGATAACGATCTGAACCCTTTCCACCATTAGCAACACTATCAATTACAGTATCGAAATATGCGTGAATATAACGACTACCATCAAAGTTTGCCTGACCGACATGATCTGGCTTGTAGTGAAGATTTGGATACTGCTTTTCAAACTTCTCAAACACTTCACGCTTAATCATCATATATCCAGTTCCAAGTTCAAGAACCTGTAGTGGCTCTCCAACATTGAACTGGCCTGTTCCAGCAACAGCATTAAATACGTAGTCGCCAGCGCACTTCTCAAGTTCTGATGGAGTGATATTAGGATTACGCTTTACAGCCTCTAGAATTGCTCCCCATTTGATCGACTTCTTAGGATATGGTGCTCCAATAACATCCTTGTCTAAGGCAAGGAGAGCAATAACATCGCGTGGGTCAAAATGAATATCGCTGTCTATGAACAGCATATGAGTAAATCCAGAACGTAGAAACTCATCTACGAGATAATTTCTTGCGCGAGTAATTAAGGATTCGTTGAATATGAATGAGAAGCGAACTTCTATACCATACTGTGAACAGATACCCTGTAAATCTAAAGCAGCTTTTGCGTACATACCATGACACTGACCACCGTACATTGGTGTAGCCACAAAAAGCTTATTCTTCTTTAATTTGTCTATGCTTATTTCTAATTTCATGTTTTAGTCACCCATCCAAAAGTTTGATATAAGTTGATAATTTTAACAACGGTCTTTATATGATACTACTTATGAGTGTAGTAATCAAGTAATTTGCTCTTTTATATAGGCGAAAAAATGGGGGCAAAAGCCCCCATATAAACTATTAAGTTTTTCTACCTAGACTTAGGTAACAATCGCCTCGCGGTAAAGAGTCTTACGAGCGCGAGCAATATGACGCGACTCAAAGTTCTTTACGAAAGCCTCGCTAGGAGTACCAATGCGATAGGCGAAAACCTTCTCACCACGGCTGTTGGTTACACGATTAGTATAAACAGCAACACCTTCGTTACGCAGACGGTAAACGAGATCAGCAACGTTCTCGACCTTAAACATGGTGCGAGCCGCACGGGAAGTTACCTGCTTATTATTAGCA